AAAGCCAGCAGCAGTGGCAGCAGATTTAGCGGCTTGTGCTTGTGCATCTTTAACGGCCTCATCCCGGGCAATAATTCGCCCTTGTTCAATCATGCGGGCTGCGGTCTGCGCGTTCGCTGTTTGCGATGATTCAACGCTGTCACGTTCTGCCCACTTCTTTTCCCAGCCGCGGTTACTCCAGGCATTTCCGCCGATGAATGCGACGGCCACCAGCAGCAAAATGGCAATAAACTGATAGCGTAGGCTCACTGGTCTATCCCCCAGCAAGCCAGCGCGCTTTCCTGGTCTCGCCTTTCTACCTGCCCATAGCAGCCATTTTTCTGGCCTTTGGTCAGACGACAGTCGCGGCCACCGTCTTTAATCCACCAGCGAATAGCTTCACAGGCTCCCTTACGGTCGCCAGCATTAATTCGCTTATAGAACGTAGACGGGAAACATTTACCGGGGCCGATGTTATATGGGCAGAAAGAAGCGATACCCGCTTTCTGTGGTTCGGTCAGTGGTACTTTGATATTTCGGTCAACCCACGCCAGCGCCTTATCGCGTTCTATGGCGTTTACCCTGGCGCATTTTTCAGCAGACAACTTCATGCCCTGTACTACCGGCTTGCCATCAACCATCGTGGCGCCACGGCAAATCGTCCAGAGCCCACCGCCGTCTCGATACGCCTGCTCGCTATTACCCTCCTTCTCATCCAGAAACTGATCGAGAATCACGGGCGCGGATGCCCCGGCAAGAATCAAACCAACGACCGCTGCGCTCAGCTTATTCCTCAGCTTTTGTGGCATAGCCATTGCGCCGATCCTCCCGTTCTTTCCAGCGGAAATACCAGTTCACTGCACAGGTGATTACCGTACATGCGATACCGACAATAATTGCCCAGTCGCTCAGGCTTAACCCTGCAATTCTGTCGGCCAACATCCAGGACACCTCTTTTGCTGTTTTTGCTGTTTCGGCATATGCCTTCGCTGATACACCGCAGCCGGTCAGCGTGGTTCCTGTTCCATATGAAAGTCTGCTGTAAATGGTGCTCATTCTGGTCATAGCCTCACCTCCGATAGTTCGGATGGCGCTGTGTGTGATTAAAGGGTCAGGCTTCACGGGCTGGATTTATCAACAAAGCACGTAGCGCATGATTCCCGTGAGCCTGAAATGAAAAATCCCCGGCGGGAAGCCAGGGATTGGATGTTTAGTGTTTTTTATTGCGGTGGCTGCAACGGCCCTTCTAGTACCTCAGCTTCACCGTTATGGCAGATGTCGTCACCTCTGGTTAGATGCCAGACTCCAGTGATCGTTTTACCTGTCTCCAGGTCTTCAAAAATCTCATTGGTAAAATATGCCACCTGAGTGGCCCCATTAAACTGGATCCAGTAAAACCCGTTATCCATATCCCCTCCTGTATGTATGGGGGAATTATACGGGACTAGTCTCAGAGTGGATTTAGAAATTCTTAAATCGCTATAAAGCAAAAAGCCCCACGGTGTTATCCGCAGGGCTTGAAAACTCACTTACTGCCAGTGCATACAACAATGGCACAATATCAGATTTACACGAAATATATGCTAATTAGTTCATTTCTGCAATACCTTGCTGATAATTTGCTGCCTTTTGTTGTGAACGTGATCGCGAAACATGAAGTAGCGCCAGGGAATCGAGTCCCTTATACAGGCTGATCATCGCATCGTAATGTTCCACGTAATTCTGAGACCAGTTTGTTTTATTAACGCCCACCAGCGCAGCCAGATCTCCATACTGATACGGATCCTTCCCGGATAATTCGCCTTTCACATCCTGCGCAGCAAGCCAGATTAGCTGACGCAACCGGTCGATAGTCTTCTTTGCCACCCTCTTTCCGGCCAGTTGCTGGCTGAACTGTTGCCACCCCCATTGAGTGATTTCCACCTGATAGCACCAGCGCACGTTCTCGCTATAGTTCCATAGCAGCCACGCTTTCTGGTGTTCTTCGAGTGACATCAGTGCGCGGCGCCACGATGCGGTGGAGTATTCAACCGGCTGCACCAGGGGAATATGCGAACCCTTGGCATGCGACTGCTTGCCCGGTATTGGCGGGTTATCCAGCGTAATCATTTCTCCGGTCACTTCATCCAGCACTCGAGGCTTTTTACGTTTAAACGTTCCCGTATCGAACTGCGCGTTTTCAAGCCACGCCATCAACTGCCCTTTCGTCGCACCACTTAAATCGGCGGTAGCCACCATCAACTGCTGGCGCACGTATTCGAGAAATTGAGTATTCATACTGCACCGCCTATGGTTTTGATGTAGTTCTTCAGTATTCGGTAATCCGTCAGCACAGAGCCCGGAAAGTGGTATAAGCGCAATCGTTGCCAACGAACGCGGAGGTGATCGGCAAAATAGGATTCGAATGTCATGCTGCCTCCTGCTTTTTCAGCGCGCGCAGGTCAGCCAGCGCGGTCAGTCTGATTTCCTTCAGTTCTTCAATAGTCCAACGATGCGGAGCGTTATTGTTCTCGAGCGCTAGTACCACCTCTTCGCCATAACGTTCCACCAGCGCGGCTCGGTATGCTTCGATATTCCCGGATTTGTAGACGTTGCAGACATCACACTGAAGATGGATGTTGAAGCGAGTGAAGCGCAGATGCCCAGCGGCTGCCGTAGTCCGATAATGGCCAGCATGCCAGGCGAACGCCGTTTTAGTTCCGCAGGAAATACAGCCCCGCCCCTCCGCCAACTCCGTCTCGCGGCAAATGTCATTTACGGCGCGCTGCGTCAGGTCAATCCAGTGCTTCAGCGGCTTAACTGCAGCTTTACGCTGGCGCCAGGCTGCACGTTCTTTCTTCTCAGTGGCGCGCTGCTTGGCAGACTCTTTGCGTTGTGCAGCCTCCCGGGCTTTTCTGGTCTGCTCCTTGCCGACGGCGCTGGCGCACTCGTAACCGCAAACGGTCTGCGTTTCACGCACCGGATGGAACCATTGGCGACATTCCTTATTGGCACACTTACGGCGAGGTAACTTAGCCATAATCACCCCCAGACCTTTTGTCGAAAGGTTCTTGGTGTACGCGCCGGATGCTCGCATTCAGGTAATTTTGCGCTGACAGTCCAGGTTATGTTGTCGCGATTAAGGCTGCGTTCTACCGTGGCACCACGACGGCGGTAACTTGCTACCAGTTCGTCGGCCTGCTCGGTTGTGCATTCGTGATGGTGGAACCAGGAAAATTTCATCGCCATCACCCCGCAAAGCCCATAAGCTGCGCAGCGGCGTTTTCCGCTTCTCGCTGAGTCTTGAATGCCAGGGACAATACCCAGCGCCACAGAACATCAAGCGCAGCTTTGTACAGCTGCTGGAACTCGGTTTCGTCCATGTTGGCGAAAGCTATGCTGCGGGGGTGTTTACGAAGAGTTCCGTCAGGTAGTTGAATTGCGTCGTAGTGGCCGGCCTCGACAATTACCCAGGCACGGTACGCGTCAAAGGATTTACACAGGCTGATCCCATTGGTAATTCGACGACTGGCTACCTGCTCCAGATACTGCTCGGCAGCATCCAGCAGTGCGCCTTCGTTTCCACCAAATACCGCGAGGAATTTAGCATAACCATTTACGAGCTTACGCTCATTGCTGGATATCGCCCCGCCGGTAGGTTCCCAATATTCAAACCCGAGATTCAGGAGCGCAAAGAAACGGCGATGGAATGCGGGATTCCTCACCTGCCGGAACTCAGCCACCAGCACGGCACCGAGTTTGATTTTTGATTGCAGAATATCGCTGGTCTCCGGCGTCGCGGGGATCAGGATTCCTGATGACTGCTTGATGAGTTGTAGTTCGTGCGCCATGGTTTCTCTCCGTGGCGCATAAGGCTGTCAGTTGTTCAGGCTGACACTGACATTATGTACAGGTGATAATGGAAAATCAATGCAATAAAAAACCCGCCGATTCGGGTTAATATTTAAAGCGATTTTCCGGGGTGAGCGCGTATTCGTATGTGAAGTTGAATGCCTCGCTTTCAGTGTTGAATCGGCGTTCGGTGATATCACTCCAGCGCTCTCCCCTGAAATACTTCTGAGCTACCCATTTTCCCTCGAACGGGAATACGGCATATGCGCCGACATACCGGTTATCAGCATGCGGATCCGGATATGACTCACCTTCTGCCAGAACGTAAAACTTGATGCCGCTTACAATGAGACAGCCCATTACTTCTTCTCATTCTGCGCAGCCATATCCAGATAGCGCGAATCGGATGCTTTCGGCAGCGTCAGGCTCTGCTCGCGGTAGTAACGAACGCGCTCCATGAAGTATTCGCGAAGATTCTCTGGCTGCTCGCGGGCCACCTGCTCAGCGATAACTGGCATGTTTAGGCGTTCTTTGTACGCCACACCAGAAGCAGCAAGGTCAACGTTCACCTTGTCCTGTTCTTCTTTTGATTTTGCTGCGATGTTATGGCTAGACATGATGAATCCCCCTCAATGCTTTGAGAAGGATTATACAAAGAAAAACCGCCGAAGCGGTTTTGTAGTTTTCAAATATTCATCTCAATATCTGGCTAGTTGATATCAAATGCCAGTGGATTTGGGCGAACAGCGTTTATTTGTCCAATGGCCCATTGATGATTGTAGGCGGTTCCTACAGGTAGAAGATACCCGTAAGTACCATCTTTAAGCGTCACATGCATACACAAATGGTCTCCACCATCTATATCGTAAATTGAGCCTTGAGGAATAAATTCCTCAGTTTTAATCAGTGTTATGCCGTTATTGCGTGGAAATATATAGTGATGCATTTTATAGCTCCTTTGTCGATTGGAGCCCAATTATATCAAGTTTAAATCTACGTCATTGAAGTAGCAGGATTTGTTACGTCCTGCCCTGAAACTCAGACTCTAAGCCGCTATTTGTTTCGATTGGCATAGTTCCGGCAAATTAGCACGCACCAGCGCTTCAGCGAACGGCGGTGGCACCGCGTTACCGCAGCGGGCAACCTGTTTATCCTTCGCGTACTTCTTGCCCCGGTAGTCCTGGTCGATGATGTACCACTCTGGGAAGCCCTGCGCGCGGTATAGCTCGTGTGGTTGCAGCATACGCATGCCAATATCAACTATGCGGTAAGTTATGCCGTCAACTGTCACCAGCCCGTCGCAATCCTCGCCGCAGTATTCTCGCAGAAACTCAAGCGTCTGCTGCGCGCGATATTCGTCGTATTCATCGACAGCAAGAGTGGTTTTTACCTCCCCTACGTGCAGCCCGCCCGCCGTCACCGTTGGCATTGGCTCGCTGGTTGGCTGCCCGTCCCGGCAGGTACCGCGCAGTTTTACCAGGTGAGAGGTGATTGCAGCATGATGATTTCCTGTCGTTACAGTATGAGCCGGATTGTCCAGTGTGCCGCCGGGATGTCCTGTGTTATTGACCATCAAATGCGCAGCGACAACTGCGTGGTGATCAACCGTTGTAACTGAATGAACAGGTTCATCTAAACCGACACCCGGACCCGTATAGTTACCGCCGTAGTGCTTCGCCAGGAACGCACTCACCGTCGCGAATTTATTTCCACCTGCAGTAACGGTCCCCAGCGGGTTATCCAGTCGCAACACTCGCGGCTCCTGTCCTGGACGTTCGCCATAACCCATCTGGATCAGCGTGGGTGTTACCAGTTGAGATTTGCCGCCACCGCCAGCGGTGATGGTTGCGCTCGGTTCGTCTGCCCGATGGCCGACGCTGGCACCGAACTGTCGGGCTATCACTGGCGCAACCAGACAGGCGCGGGATTGCTTCAGAATTGTGTGAGCAGGTTTATCCAGCGGGCGCGGTTTAGCCTGGTATTCACTACCACCGTTACCGGCCAGGAACGGTGTCAGCGCAGCCTCAACAATACCGAGTGCATGCCCATTCCCGCCCGGGCGTTTAGATGTGCCAGCAGTTACCGTCGGGACAGGTTCGGTGAGGGGTTGGCCGGTTGCACCAGTGCGAAACTTTGTAAGGTGCGGAACGGCTAACGCGTAGCCATGGGTTTTGGTAATGGTCTGCAATGGCTCACTCAGTGCCTGCCCACGGAAACAGTCGTATTTCCCTTTGGTCGTAGTGTGGTTGCATTTCACGATGAACGGCGATGCACTGTCGATAACAAAGCGCTGTATACCGCGCGCGATGCGCTTCAGGGTATTTTCTGCCAGCGGTTTTTTGCGGTCGAAAATCGACGGTGCCGGAATTGTCCAGTCGATACACTCCGCAGCTGTACGCCATGGTGCCAGCCTGCCAGCCTGAACCGCAGGTGATTTCGGATCCCCATGCGTTGGTTCCGGCCACACAATCGGCTTCCCATCACGGCGCATGACCATGAAGAAACGTTTTCTGATTGTCGGTGCGCCATAGTCGCAGGCGCGCAGTTCGCGATACTCCACGACATAGCCCAGACCTTTAACCAGCCGTGCGGCATCCTCGCTATCAAGCGAAATATTCAGAAACTCACAACATTCAGCCAGCGCCGGATGTGATGCAGAAATACCTGTCGTCAGCATTGCGACAAAGGCGTTAAAGGTCTCACCGATACGCGCCGGGTCAGGACGCTGTTCGACTGGTTCAGGTGGTCCGATAAATTCATCAAGGAAGCGATCCGCGTGACTGATGAATGGCATTTCGCGTAATAATGGCCCCCACGTTTTAAACTCTTCGACGTTCTCCAGTTTCATTACCCGCGGCTCAACATCCAGCCCCCAGCGTAATACTACCCAGGCCAGTCCGCGGATCGCTTTCTCAACAGGTTTAGCGCCTTTTGCTTTAGAAAAGTGGCGGCAATCAGGAGAAAACCACGCCAGCGCCACCGGACGACCCGCGGTAGCTACCTTTGGGCGAACCTCATACACAGACTCGCAGTAGTGCAATGTATCAGGGTGGTTCGTTGTGTGCATCGCCACGGCGTTCTCGTCGTGGTTGATAGCAATATCAACGCTGCGACCGATTGCCAGCTCAATTCCCGTACTCGCCCCGCCGCCGCCGGCAAAGTTATCAACGATGATTTCTCTCACGCGTATTTCTCCATAGCGATGGCCAGTGACCGGGCCGCAGCGATTATTGACGGTACCGGCATTTGTTCCAGCCACATGCGGTTGATGTGATGCTTCAGGCGGCGCTGGTGATGTGCCGGAAGATCCCCGGCACTTTCAATCTGGCTATATACCATTCCTACTTCGGCAGGCCAGACAGTTTCCTCAACATTCACCAGCAGCAGGTTTTCCAGCTCAATTATCCGGTTCGTGGCATATTGCAGTAGCTGATCCATCACTTCGTCTCCCGCCATGCCCGCTTATTACATCTCGGGAAGCGTTCTAGCCTCCATATCCAAATCATCCACAACATCTTATTAAATTCAGGTAGTGCCCGATAATCATCAGCACTCATTTCGAGGGCCTTGAATCGCCACTTTGCCACCTTGACCACCCGCCACAGCATCACCATACAAAACAGAGTGCAAACAACAAGGAAACCGAAAAAAAGATAAGTACTCACCTCACTCCTCCTGCTGCGGTGCTGCTGGCAGTGGCATCCAATGGGTTACCAATATGTGCTCTATACAGCATGCGGCGGCCACATCTACTCTGTCGAAAAACAGCCCTGAATGCTCATCAAAGAACGATACAAAGCAATGCCCCATCCTGTTCCTGGTTAGAACCTCCTGCTCGTCTTCCGGCATCCTCTCGCTTACCGGAATCCAACTATCCGGAGTTACCGGAGAGTTGCTAGCCTCCTTGATGTGCAGACGTGGCTCACCGTCTTTCGGCTCAGGCCATTCGCGCTGTTTGTTAACCGCCAACTTTTCTACCATCGCCTTAGTAATCTGCTCATCACTGATACCGGCACGACGTTGCGCATCCCATAACAGGAATTGCATGTCAGCCCATTCGCTAATGTCACCTAGTTCAGCAGCAGCCTCGAGCGCTTCTTTGGAAAGGTGCTTCAGCGGACCAACTGGACCGACACCGCCGAAAGTAGCCTGTGACCATGCTGCATGTTCACAGCGTACCTGTTCACGGGCTATCGACTCCAGAACCCCATCAATCACCTTCACAGCATCAGCCATTGCGTAGCCGAGATTGCCGCCGTCGCTTTGCGCTGCTGCTTTGCTGAGTATTTCGCTTATCTGGTGCAGTCGCTCGAGTGATACAGGACCGTGCGCCGGGTGGTTGTTAGTTGTCATGGGTTAGTCCTTCCCGATAACTGCGTTAATTTGATTAAGAACGATATCTGTCATCACTCCTTTCCCGTTTACGGAGACGTGGGCCATAATTTCACTTCGCGCTGCTTTGAGCGTTCCGACGCTCACCATGACCATTCTCTGATTCTCTTTGTTTGCAGACTGCAAACGCTCTAAAGGTGATTTGTCAGCCATCTCACTCCCCCTTCACGCCAATGCCAGCGGCCTGCAGTTCATCCTCGAGGCGACACACATCTTTCGCCAGCCTCATTGAGTTGCTTTCAGCGCGGTCCTTGTAGTCACGGAACTCTCGCTCTACTTCTAAGCGTTTCTCTCGGTGGATGCTTTCCAGTGATTTAGCTTGGTGTAAATCCTCTGCTTGTCGCTCAAGCTTGAAGCGTTGGAGCTCTACCAATTCATTTGCGGCTTCCAGCTCATCCAGCAGCGCCAGAGCCATCCTTCTCATGCGGTCCTTGCTGCATACTTCCAGTTCTTCACGCAGCGCCTGTTTGTTGAGTGCTGTCATTGGGGTCTCCATCCTTCGCATGAGTAGTCGCGGCAACCATCAAAATCATATGGGTTGTACTGCCAACTGATTTTCCCGCAGTGCGGACAATTCCAGCGGACCTTGCCACTTCGTGACTTTTTCCTGCGGTTTTGTTTTTTCAACCAGTCAGGCATAACCAGCCCAGCCCCCTGAACCATAATGTGACGGTTGAAGTCATGGATGCTGAATGTGCGGCGTTTCACCTTGTCAGCCAATGAAAACGGCAACCAGACAACGCCGGGCTCTTCGGTGTTAGCAGAGACAAAAACAAACGCCTTTGAGAAGTCATTAGTTGGCAGACCTCCACTCTGTAGCCAGTACACATCATTCCCGTTCCAGTCGCCTTTCTTATAAGCAACGTATGAATCACATCCATCCTCGGTAACGCTTTCGGTTGGAATGTACTGGCAATCCACGTGCCACACGGCCATGGCATCAACATTATCGGCGCACACAGGCTGGTCAATCTCTCTGCCTAGCTCCCAGCTGCGTTGTGCCTCTTCGAGGGTATACACGTGAGCGCGGTCGATATTTGAGCTATATCCGTTGCCGTTGTGGCAGTGGAATGACGCATTGCTCCCGACAGTTTCGCGTGTGCACATCATGTAGAATCGGTTGCTCATAACGCGGCTCCTTTGCGAAGTTGGGCAGCGTGATCTTTTGCGAATCGAGCTGACTCGCGCCAACTATCTGCTATGTATCGATTAGCCTCATGCGCTGCCAGTGTGAAATATAATTCTGCAAGCTCATCAGCACCCTGCGCCCGCACTTCAGACAGGAAAGCGTCGTAAGCAGGTATCTGCAATACAGCAAGTGAGCGAATCATCTTCTGAACTTCTGGCGGGCATTGTTCGTAATGGTCGTCTGTGATGAATACCGCTTCGTTGTGAATTTTATCTACAGCGCTTAACTCCGCCGCCAGCTCCCTGCACTTGCTCTCGGCGTTAGCGAGCTGTACTGCTAGGTCTGTGACTTCAGCTTCAAGGTTTTCAGTGTATTCAATCAGGAGATCGATTCTTTCCGGCGTTACGGTTTTAACGTATTTGCAAATCGATGACGCATAATTATCATCCTGGAGTGTGCCAGCCAGGCCATTACAAAATTTGCGGTTCCCTTTTGTCGCCTTGATATCGGCGATGATTTTTTTAACATCTGGTTTCATGCTGATGCTCTCCCGTAAAACGCCAGTACACGCTGCATCGCCGGACTTGTGCGGCAAACTGATGTGACCATGTTTTTGCTCGTGTTCGATTTGAACTGCTTGATGTTCAGCTCCCCGCCGGGCTGAAGTGAATAGACCGGGCGATGCGGCTCGCCAGTGCGAATTACCACCGATCTTCGTACCAGGTGAAGCAGCAGGTTGTGTGCCTTCTTGCAGTCGCATCCCAGAAGGTGCTGAACCTGACGCGGCGTTACGGTCTGGTTAACCCGAAGAAAATCGACAATTGCCCATAGTGATTTGCTTGCCATAGAGATTTCCCCCATTAGACCAGACCGGCGTTTTTGCGTTGTTTGTACTGAGCCATCAGCATCTCTGCAGGCGTTGGGCCAGTAGCTGCTTTCGGCGCTGCAAGTGCGCGACGGATTGGCGGTACCGGCTTACCGGACAGTGCTCGCTTTTCCCAGTCATGCAGGATGTCACCAGCGGCTCGGATAAGTTCCTTCTCACTGAACTGTCCCTCTGTTCCACGACGGCGAAGCTCCAGGCAGACGTGGTAATACAGCGGGTTTTTATCCTTCCATGGGAACTGCTCACTGGTCGGATAGCGAAAAACAAGTTTCCGCCAGCGCCAGTATTCGCTCATGATGTCGTCCACACTGACACCCAGCGCACCACTCCCCTCACGGCACCACGAAATAAACTGACCCGGCGACGGCCAGAACGGTGACTGGCTGGATCGGGCCTTCTGCATCCCGGCGGAAAGTTGCTCACGGGAGGTGATGCCTGACTCAGCAAAAGCCGCGATCCATTGCTGCTTTGCAACGCGAATATCAGCGTCAGTACGTAGGTTCGTCTGAGTGGATGCCGGGAATACCTGCATGAGGTTTTCAAAAAGCATATCCACCAGCTTTTCAGCGTCAGCGTTTACAACCTTGCGTCCGTCGTAAGAATCTCCAGCCATGCGCGATAGCATTTCGCTGTCGCGATTCTGAATTGCACGATAAAGATCCGGGGTCATAAAAATTTCTCCCATGCTTCAGGACTGTTCCAGTGCGGGCCAGTTTCGGATTTGTTTGCGCTGACATCTGTGCGTGGCTTACGGGTAGTGTCTTCGCTGTGAAGGGTTAACGTGTCCCACTTGGCGCGGAGCTTTGCGGGGGAGAGAATATTTTTGTACCAGAACGAGTCTTTGCAGGCCCATCGGAACAGCTCACAAATCTCTTTGTGGGTGCGTCCGTCCAGTTGGCGCATCAGGCGTATTTCATTCGCCCAGCCAGCCATATTCGGTTTTTTCAGGGATGGTTTGGTGATGTCGCGCAGCGCCAGCATCCACTCTGCACAACGGAGATCGTCAGATGTCCCCCACTTGTCACCTTTCGGAGTCTGGACAGCTGCATCAGGAACAATTTTTGAAATTCTCTGACGTACATTAAATACGTTAGTATTTAATATTACTTCTTGTTCATGATTCTCGGGCTTAAGCGCGCCCTTATGCTCTGGGTTATGCTCGGCATCCACTCCCGAAGCCTCGCCATTGCTGGGTTCGTTATGCGCGGGGCTATGCTCGCTGTTATGCGCGGCGTTATGCGCGGGTAAATCGTCCATTTTTTGAGCGTAATGCGCAAAATTTGTGATGGTAATTACAGTGCCTTTTCTCTTCTCGCCAGCGGTTGAAATCATCCCTTCTTTCACGAAAAGAGACAGCATTCGATCCACTGCATGACGGCTTGTTGGCTCCCCATTTCGGTCGCATAATTTCAGCCCGAGATCTGCCGACGTGGTCACCAGTTGTCCGGTTTGTAATGGCCACTGCCGGCCTTTAAAGTTTGCCGTGTAGGGCTGGCGGGCGGCGCCCAACAAAAGGTTCTCCCATAGCGTGCGCAGGAAGACATCTTTAGCCCAGGGCTTCTTCAGTACACTCCGGTACAACGGGATGAATCCGGTCTTCTGGTTCTCCATCCGGTTGCTCCTGACGGCGGTACGCGCCGCAAAATCGGCGTAGGCGACATTCGACATAGCTATGCCTCCCTTGCCTGGTATTTTGAAAAACTCTTTGTCATAATGACCTCGCAATGAGTACGCAACGAATTGCACCTGAAAGCCGTTGGTGTTCGCGCACCGCGGCTTTCGCCTTTTTACTTCTGACGTTCTTCATCGATACCTCACAAAAGACCGGGCGCTAACGCTGCAAGACCGCTAAGAACCTGCCCCATAGCTTCGGCTGGAAGCATTGCCAGCATCTTCTCGATGCCCTCTCTAACCTCTTTCACCATCTGGTGCTGCGGAGCGTTAAGCATCAGTGCCTGCTTTGCTTCGCTTATTTCTTTCTCCATTGCCGCATACCGAGACATGAAGTCATCCTGTGGAACCAAGCGCCCACGGAACTCCAGAGGAAGAACCGCCAGAATCGCCGGGCTCAGCAGCTGGATGTTGCGCTGTGCCGCCATGGTGGTCCCGTCGAGCCAGCGAAACAGCTTCTGACGGCTACGGCTGAGGTCATCAGGGAAATCCAGCGCGCCGCCACCCTGGCGCTCCCACTCCTCAACGATTAGGCCTGCGACAACATCCTGATTGTTGATTGAGGCTGCCCAGGCGCGAACGGCATCACGGATATGTTCCGGGGAAACATCAGTTGCTTGCTGATAACGGTTTATCAGTGACTTAGATTCAAAAGCTGTATTCTGGCGATACATAAGTGATTGCATGATGATTTCCTTTTCGTTGTTAAGCAGCCGAGTTACGCGGCGCCGCAAATACCAAGCTCTCTTTTAAAACCGGTGCCTGACGATGAAAGCTATGGGTTGCCGTTTCGATCGCAGATGCTTTTTCAGGGGAGGCCCGGCGATTCCCATATGCAATCTGGTCAAGGTAGCCAACGGTTGTTTTAGCCAGCTTTGCGAGCTGGGACCATTCATCAGAGGTGGCGCCTTTGCGCCAACGAAGAAGTTCATTACTCATCGGTGTCTCCTGTGGGTGTGTTGGATCGGAGTTTAGCGTTATGCTAAATAACACGCAAGAAAGATTTAGCAATTTGCGCATTTATCATTTTGCTATAAGCAGTGAAAATGAAGGGATGGAAAATAAAGAGATTAGAAAAGCCAACCTTGAGGCACTGTACGAACAGCGGCAGACAGATAGCGGAATGACTAAAGCACAATTTGCTGAACTCATTGAAACCAGCCCTGCCGCTCTTAGTCAGTTACTTGGGGCAAATCCAAATCGCAACATCGGCGATAAGTTGGCTCGAAAAATTGAAACTGCGCTGAATCTACCGTTTGGTTGGATGGATGTGCTACACACCCCTGAAAGCGACGGTAACGTGAAATACCGTGGAATTAATGAGACGAAAGGAAGCTATCCTGTAATCAGTTGGGTAAGCGCGGGACAATGGATGGAAGCTGTAGAACCTTATCATCGCAGAGCTATTGATCGCTGGTACGATACCACCGTTGCTTGTTCTGAAGACTCATTCTGGCTTGATGTTAAAGGCGACTCCATGACCTCTCCGGCAGGACTAAGCATCCCAGAAGGAGCAGCGATTCTTGTTGATCCTGAAGTCGAGCCTATCAATGGTAAATTGGTAGTAGCAAAGCTTGATGGTGACAACGAGGCTACATTTAAAAAGCTCGTTATTGACGCAGGTCGTAGGTTTTTAAAGCCTCTAAATCCTCAGTACCCAATGTTAGAAGTTAATGGTAACTGTAGAATCATAGGTGTTGTGGTTGACGCGAAAATTTTGAACATTCCTTAACACAGCACTAAAGAGTGAGCCCGCACAATGCGGGCTTTTTTTTGTCTTCAATCCAGCCTTACAAAAAAATTTAAGCGCTTATTAATCAATGAGCTAAATTCCTCGCACAAACTATTTAGCGTTTTGCTATTGATAATGATTTAGCAACACGCTAAATTCACATCATCGCGAAAACAAACGCGCATAAGGCATCACAATGTTCCGCCAGCCTGGCGACAAGGGCAAACACAGAAGTGAGCTTCGCGGTGGTGAACTGCAGAGTTAAAACGCTCAACTGTGAAGATCAGCATCACGGCACCACCAGCGAAGTTCACTCAGCAATAGTGGAGAACATCATGGTTCATCAGCACTACGGTACACAGACGGTAAACCGCGGCGCAGTTCAGCCTGGAATGCTCGTCAAACACAAAGACTCAACCTGGACAGCATCAGCTAATGCTCGTGGTCGTTTGTATCTGCATCGCGGCGTTGAGATGACTTACACCAGGGATTTGCTGGTTGAAGTTTATCTGAACGGTCTGGGGAATGGCCTCAGCCATTAACGGAGAGAGTGTCATGCAAGACAAGAAATGCGGTTATTGCAGCAAACCGGTTAAACCGGAAGAAGTAATCAAAAGCACACTTCTCTATCGCAACGGCTCACAGCTGGCGCGCAAAGAGAAAGAGTATTGCTCCAAACGTTGCGCTTCGCACGACCAGATGGCTCACGAAGGCTAACGTAAAACCCGCGCAAGGCGGGATCTACGTCCGGTGCCACCGACCAAAGTTACACCGGAATTTATAGCAAACCAAATAAGACACCCAATGGGCGCTATCAATGGTCCGGGGATTCTAACACCCAAAAATGAGGATCTCACATGGAATTCTTTTATGTGGTCAAGGCCACTCAGAAATCCGGTAAGCAAGATGCAGTGATTTGGTTCACTGCAAAAACTGAGGCTCGCGCCAACCTGATGCTGGATGTTGCTCTGGAAGATGCTGGCATCGAAACGGGCCGTGGTAAGGACTACGCCAAACCAATTCGCACTGATTTCCCGGTTGTTGACGACCTGCCAGAAGAAGGTGAGATTGATTTCATCTGGTGTGATCGTTACGAACTTGCCGAAGACCAGCACACCTGGAACGTAAAATTAAAAGCGGACGATGCGGCGCTGGAAGAAAATAGTCAGGCTGATGATAATGTCGTTAATAGTGAAGTCGGTACTGTAGAGCAATCTCAGCTGACAGAGCAACCGAATCTGACCGTTGTTGCCACCCTGCCTTTCCGTCAGCGCGTACTGGCTCAGTTCATCGGTAATGGTGAATATCTCTATCACGTCGACGCTGGGCAGAAAAACGAGATTGTCCGCCTTGAGATGGACACTGATGACACGTACATCCAGAACCTGCTGCTGGCTGCTGAGAATGTGGAGGCATTCAAAAAAGCCATTGAGCACGATATTCATAAAGTCGTGAATGCTGTTATGACTGTCTTCCCTGTCGACGGTAAAAAACCGGAGCTGGCAACCGTTATCCAGTTCCTGACGGTGTGGTTCAAAACTGAATACATCGATCGCGGCCTGCTGGTCAAGGAATGGCAGAAAGGCAACCGTGTAACAACCATTAATCGCACACCTACAGGTGCGAACGCCGGTGGCGGTATTGCCTCTGACCGCAAATTCCCGCAAACCATTCTCGGGCTGGAGCATGAAATTGCTCTGGCGTTACGTGCCCGTGACCGCGAATTTGATATTTACAACGTCCCTCTGGATATAGAACTGCAGGCAAACTCCATTATGAATAAGATGGACGATCCCGAATGGTTGGCGACTCGAGAGAGGTTCGTTTCAATTCCTGGTGGCCTGGACTACTCACGTGCCTGCATCATCGCAACAGTAAAAACCACACCAGAAGGACTTTATGCTGATCCTGTAAAACACCAAGAATATTTGAATAGAGTACTGACGGAAACCGACCACGCCAACCCAGATCCGTTGCTCGTTGATATAGCCTGCGGTCGTTCGTCTATGCCTGTACCTATGAAACAGGAAAAAGTAACAGCTGAAGAGGTAAACAAAATTCTTGCAGCTTCCCGCGGCGAATATGTTGAGGGGATTAGTGACGCTACAGACCCGAAATGGATCACAGAAGACCTCGCATCAACCGCCCAACAAAAAGATGACCGTTCACCAGTTAATGAGGACACCACCAGCGATGTGCAGATGGAAGAAACTGTCAGTGATGAAAAACAGGCTGGTGATGAAGTGCAGTCAGGCGAAAGCAGTCTGGAAACTGGTGAAGAGTCACATACCGGCCAGCAAGCCGATGTGAAACAAAAACCGGAAAATGCGCATCAGAATGATGAATATGCGCATCAAACCCCCCAAAAAGTGAATCAAACCGAGCCAGAAGCGCAATCTGACGAACCAGCTGTTGTGTATCCCGCCTACTTCGAGCCAGGCCGCTACGAAGGTCTGCCGAACGAGGTTTATCACGCAGCAAACGGTATCAGCTCTACCCAAGTGAAAGACGCACGTGTGTCGCTGATGTACTTCAATGCGCGCCACGTTGCCAAAACCATCCCGCGGGCCTCTTCTAAGGTGCTGGACATGGGTAACCTTGTTCACGCACTGGCGCTACAGCCGGAAAATCTCGAAGCAGAGTTCAGCGTGGAGCCGGAGATCCCGGAAGGTGCTTTTACCACCACCGCCACCCTGCGCGAGTTTATCGACTCGCACAACGCCAGCCTGCCGGAGCTGCTGAGTGCTGACGATATCAAAGCGCTGCTTGAAGAGCACAATGCCAGCCTGCCCGCGCAGCTGCCGCTGGGTTCCTGCATGGAAGAAACGGTGCAGAGTTACATGTCGTTGCCGAAAGAATTCCAGCGTATTGAAGTGATTCAGAGAAAGACCGCGGCAGCTATGAAAGCCTGCATCAAGGAATACAACGCCACTCTGCCTGCACAGGTGAAAACCAGCGGTAGCCGTGATGCGTTGCTCGAGCAGTTAGCAATCATCAATCCTGACCTCGTGGCACAGGAAGCACAGAAACCGACTCCACTGAAAGTTTCCGGTACCAAAGCGGATCTGATACAGGCCGTGAAGTCTGTTAATCCGAACGCCGTCTTCGCCGACGAACTGCTGGAGGCGTGGCGCGAGAATCCGCAAGGGAAAGTGCTTGTCACCCGCCAGCAACTGAGTACCGCGCTGAACATTCAGAAAGCTCTGCTACAGCACCCGACCGCGGGCAAGCTACTGACACACCCGAGCCGAGCCGTTGAAGTTAGCTACTTTGGCTTTGACGACGAAACCGGACTCGAAGTCCGTGTGCGCCCGGATCTGGAAATCGACCTGGACGGGGTGCGCATCGGCGCCGACCTGAAAACCATCAGCATGTGGAACATTAAGCAGGAAGGCCTGCGCGCCAAACTGCACCGCGAAATCATCGACCGTGACTACCACCTGAGCGCAGCTATGTATTGCGAGACCGCAGCACTGGACCAGTTCTTCTGGATTTTCGTCAACAAAGACGAGAACTACCACTGGATCGCCATCATTGAGGCATCAACCGAACTACTGGAACTGGGCATGCTCGAGTACCGCAAGGCGATGCGCGCTATCGCTACCGGCTTTGACACTGGCGAATGGCCTGCGCCGATCACCGCTGATTACACCGACGAACTGAACGACTTCGACCTGCGCCGCCTTGAAGCGCTGCGTACTCAGGCATAAGGGGAATGAAGATGCAAAACACTAACGTAACTGTAGCTGACCAGAACGCAGTGATTAACTCCAACGTGGCCCTGTTTGATTCCCAGTATCTGAACGCCATCAGCGCGTTTGCTCAAATTATGGCGCAGGGTGCAGCGACAGTCCCCAGACACCTGCAGGGAAATCAGGCTGACTGCATGGCAGTAGCGATGCAGGCGGCACAATGGCAGATGAATCCCTTTGCCGTAGCGCAGAAAACGCACCTGATTAACGGCGTTCTCGGATACGAAGCGCAACTGGTAAATGCCGTTATTTCACGCAGCGGCGTGCTGGCAAACCGCTTTGAATACGAGTGGTACGGACCATGGGAAAAAGTAGTCGGGAAATTCCAGATTCGTAAAGGCGACAAAGGAGAATACCGTGTTCCTGGCTGGACCCTTGCTGACGAAACGGGCATTGGCATCATCATCCGCGCAACGCTGAAAGGTGAAGATCAACCGAGGGAACTTGATCTGCTACTGGCACAGGCCAGGACTCGTAATTCAACGCTTTGGGCTGACGACCCTCGCCAGCAGCTCGCTTATCTCGCCGTGAAACGTTGGGCAAGACTGTTCTGCCCGGATGTAATTCTCGGCGTGTATACCCCTGATGAATTGGATGATCGCCGTGAAGAGCGAGAAGTTAACCCTGCTCCGGTGCAACACGTTAGCCTGTCTGAAATTTCAGGTGACACCGTCACAACCACGCAAAGCGCACATGAATCGTCTGTAAATATCGACTCTCTTGCCAATGATTTCCGCGAACGCATCGATGCTGCTCAGGATGTTGATAGCGCCAAAGCACTGCGTGCTGATATCGAAAGCGCGAAGGCCACTCTCGGGTCTGCCCTGTTCACCGAGCTGAAGAATAAGGCAGTGAAGCGCTACTACCTGGTTGATTCACGTAACAAGGTTGAAGCCGCGATCAACTCCCTGCCGTCTCCGGATGAACCGGATGCAGCTGAACGGTTTGGGGAAGTTGAGCGAGTTCTTGCAACGGCGAAACGTCATCTGGGCGACGAACTGCACGATCAGTTCAGCATCACCTTGGCGGATATGAAACCGGAATACATGGCCTAAGGGAGGCGGGAGGGCGAACCCTCCCGGTAACGAGATGAGTAAATCTTTAAACGCACGCTGCATCCGCCGCTGGGAAATTGAGTTCAAAGGATGTTGCGATTCGAAAGTAAGTCCTTGGTGGCGCAAACACCACCTTCGCGGTTACATCCGGGAATGCGCCCTGACAACTGCCGACTGCATGGTTGAGCGTATGGCTGAGGACAACGCTCTGGTTGATTTTCAAGGTAATGGTCGCGGCTGGTCACCGGAGTTCTCTGCCTGGTACCACGAACGCCGAGAACAGCATCTCAAAGAGGCGCGCGACTATCTAAACGAAGACGCCACCAATGACGAGATCGACGAGGAAATCCAGAACGAGCTGGAGGCCTGGAATGACTGAGCTGAATTATAACCCGGCAGACCCCGATAAAATGCAACTCCCGAAGGGTAAGACCTGCGGCGACTGCGCCCATATCCGTCGCTGTAAGGCAATTTTCGGGCATACCGAAACCGATGCATATTGCGATTGGTCGCCGTCCCGAGCGGTTTTCCGTCAACCATCCAATCCAGAAGGCGGTGACCATGCGACTGATTAACCGAGGCAACCAGCAATCCCCGTTAGCGCGTAAGGCATGCGACATAGCACTGGCCACTCATGCAGAACGTTACGGCGACTATGGCCGCAGCAAGATGAAAGAGACGTACACGGTGAGAGTTGAAGGTGTGAAGGTCTGGGTGGAGGTAGTGAACCGTAAGGCTAGCTACGTGGCCACGGCAATGACAGGTATGCGCCGGTTGCGCGCGTTGCCGGGTCAGGTTTCTTGATATTACTTTTGGAAATGGCCCAGTTCGGGCCATTGGAGAAAAACGATGGATGATATTTTGCTGACGTCAGACCTGACCAGTCGATACAAAATCTCACGTAAAACCCTTTGGTCATGGCAAAGCACAGACACGATGCCGCGGGGTTTTGCGAAACCGTTCCCCGCCCCGGACTTCCCCGGTAACCCTAACCGCTGGAAGTCGGAGTCAGTCAAAGAGTGGGAAGGTGTGAAACAGCCAATTAACTGAACGGCTCACCGATGATGTTTTCAAGATGGCTCTGCCAAACGTGGAGCCAGTGTTTTTGATCATCGATGTAGTCATGCAGGTTATAGTGCGCCATCACGCCAACCATTTGGTGACCAAGTAACTTTTCAATCACATGCGGCGGACAGCCAAGTTCTGAAAGATTTGTTGCGATTGTTCTTCTCATATCATGGAGAGACCAGGGCTCCATGCCGGATTCTGACCAAATATACCTGGCGTAGTTCGAAGCAACTGGCGGATGAACCGGGACGTCTTTAATTTCCCCATCCAATAAGCGCTGTGAAGTGACTAAATGCTTTGTGTTGATCTTCTCAAGGTGATTTTTTACCAGTCCCACCGCAGCATCAGAAAGAGCCCTTCTCATGTGCACTCGCGTTTTGTAACTTCCAGCAGGAACTATCCATTCATTTTCATCCAGCTTGAACCATGACCTTTCGCTTAACCGAATCTCTGCCGTCCTACAGCCGGTCAACATAATAAATTTCACAAGAAACACGGACTCTATGGACATGCGGTTTTGCAGCCACCGATAAATAGCCACCAGCTCACGATCATCCAAGCGCCGCGTTCTCTTTTTCGGTTTTTGGCCAACGTCAGTGGGTAGCAATCCCTCGAGCGGATTGGTCGATATTACGCCTCGGTTAATACAGAACCTGAATGAGCGTTTGCACAGAGAAAGCATATAATGAGCCATCACCCTGCTTTCAATCTGATCAAAAACATCTATCCAGTGCCTTTTTGTCGAATTGTCGACTTTGACGTTTCGCATCGGTTCGGCGATATGCTTGGCAAATACCAACTGATAATAACCTGTCTTTGTCAGTTGATTAGCGATGCAGTGTTTCTCGATCCAATAATTGAATGCTTCCGATACGGCCATGGAACCTTCGCGGGTCAATTTCTCCAGCTTTACTTGCTCTCGGGGATCGAGTCCTTCAGTAAGCCAGATTCTGAATTGCTGACGCCTTTCCCTTGCCTGAGCAATACTCATTGCTGGATAATCGCCGACATTGAGTTTTACAGCTTTGCCTGCCCATCTGTACCGGTAGAAGAAAGAGACCTTTCCGGCCAGACTGATTCTTGCGTTGAGTCCGTGAGAATCTGAAATAATTTCGATATCATCGCGTTTCTTGCCAAGGGCCTTCCTGAGCTTTGTGTCAGTGATCATTGAATAGGTACACATTTGGCTTTTGAGTACGCAAAAGTGTACACAAAACTCATTGCTCAAAGATACCCACAATGTAACACTTGTACTCGGAGTGTGATAATTGGAAGGCTGAAAGGCAGGCGGCAGAAGGGTTCAACGTAACAGAACGTTTTTATGCGAAATTCTTCGAAATGGGCTGAATGACAATACAAGAAAGTATTTTAAAAAACAGAACAAACGCAGACATTGGGCACCGCCAGCGGTGCCCTTTTGGGATCAGATGCTGTGGATCGCAAACAACAACGAGTTACGCTGGTGGTTGAGAACGCACTTCCTGATGGTATGGATACGCATATTACGACGCGATTGTCCTTCAAGCCAACGTGCTTTACGGCGGCTAGCCTGACGCAGCATCCGCCAGCGTCCCACTTCCGTTCTACTACGCTTCATGTTAACTACTCTTCCAGTCACTGAGCGGCCATTATAACGCCAGACCGAATGCAGACCAGTGGTTTTCCCGTGTTTTTATTTGCCAGATTAATCCTGATGCGTAAACTCTTAACAATACGCTTTCAAAAGGATTTTTAAATTTATGACAACCTTCTACACCGTGGTGAGTTGGCTGGTCATTCTGGGTTACTGGGTACTCATTGCTGGCGTAACGTTACGCATTCTGATGAAGCGACGCGCAGTGCCCTCCGCAATGGCCTGGCTGTTGATCATCTACATTCTGCCATTGGTAGGAATTATTGCTTATCTGTCCTTTGGTGAACTTCACCTGGGTAAGCGACGTGCCGAACGCGCCCGGGCGATGTGGCCTTCAACCGCCAAATGGCTGAACGACCTCAAGGCCTGCAAGCATATTTTTGCCCAGGAAAACAGCAGCGTCGCCTCTTCGTTATTTAAACTGTGCGAGCGTCGTCAGGGTATAGCTGGCGTAAAGGGAAACCAGCTGCAGTTGCTCACCAGTTCAGATGACGTGATGCAGGCGCTGATCCGTGATATTCAGTTGGCGCGCCACAACATCGAAATGGTGTTCTACATATGGCAGCCAGGCGGTATGGCCGATCAGGTAGCCGAGTCGTTAATGGCTGCCGCGAGGCGTGGCATTCACTGTCGCCTGATGTTGGACTCCGCCGGCAGCGTGGCGTTTTTCCGCAGCCCTTGGGCGGCGATGATGCGTAACGCAGGTATCGAGGTTGTAGAAGCGCTGAAGGTGAACCTGATGCGTGTATTTTTACGCCGTATGGACCTGCGTCAGCACCGCAAAATGATCATGATCGATAACTACATTGCTTATACCGGCAGCATGAACATGGTCGACCCGCGTTTCTTCAAACAAGATGCGGGCGTCGGGCAATGGGTTGATTTAATGGCGAGAATGGAAGGTCCTGTCGCCACTGCTATGGGCATTGTCTATTCCTGCGACTGGGAAATTGAGACCGGAAAGCGCATTTTGCCTCCGCCACCGGACGTCAATATCATGCCGTTTGAGCAGGCCAGCGGCCACACCATTCACACTATCGCCTCGGGTCCTGGTTTCCCTGAAGATTTGATTCATCAGGCGCTGCTAACCGCTGCTTATTCAGCGCGTGAATATTTAATTATGACCACCCCCTACTTCGTCCCCAGCGACGATCTGTTGCACGCGATCTGCACGGCAGCGCAGCGTGGGGTTGACGTCAGTATCATTCTTCCACGTAAAAATGACTCCCTGCTGGTTGGCTGGGCAAGTCGGGCCTTTTTCACCGAGCTGCTGGCGGCTGGCGTTAAAATTTATCAGTTCGAAGGTGGCTTGCTGCACACCAAGAGCGTACTGGTCGATGGCGAGCTGAGCCTGGTCGGTACGGTTAACCTGGATATGCGCAGTCTGTGGCTCAATTTTGAAATCACGCTGGTCATTGATGATGCCGGATTCGGTGGCGATCTCGCGGCAGTACAGGATGATTATATTTCGCGTTCCCGCCTGCTTGATGCCCGTTTGTGGGTAAAACGACCACTCTGGCAGCGGATAGCAGAGCGACTGTTTTACTTCTTTAGTCCGTTGCTGTAAAACGTGCCCATCAGACAGTAAACAGGTAGTCATTATGGATATGGATTTGAACAATCGCCTGACCGAAGACGAAACGCTTGAGCAGGCTTATGACATTTTTCTCGAACTGGCTGCGGACAATCTGGATCCAGCCGACATCATTCTGTTCAATTTGCAGTTTGAAGAGCGTGGCGGTGCCGAGTTGTTCGATCCGGCAGAAGACTGGCAGGAGCATGTTGATTTTGACCTGAACCCTGACTTCTTTGCCGAGGTGGTGATTGGTCTGGCAGATACAGAAGACGGCGAGATTAACGATATTTTCGCGCGCGTTTTATTATGTCGCGAAAAAGATCATAAGCTCTGCCATATTCTCTGGCGCGAATAA